TTGACCGAGTAGTGACGAATGATCAGATCTCGGTCTTCCCGAACGCGTTCTGTGTAATCGAACAATACCTTCGCCACGGTGACTTTGCGCCCGAGATCCTTCACCTTCCACGCCACCGATTCGGTGTCCGTGTCTATGACCTTTTCAATGTTTTGGAACAACTCTCTGAAATTTTCAAACCCGACATCTGTCACGATTCGACCTTTGTTAATTTCATTGGCGAGATATTTGACTTTTTTCACATACTTGTCGGCTTTGTGTTTTCGAATGTAGTACAGATCCGTGCCGGGCATGTACCCGAGCGGGGTCGACACGGCGACGACGAAACACATCAGCAGCAGGAGTGCGATGATCATTACTTTATACCTCATAAATTTTAATCACCTCCTGAACACTGGGGTGTCGAAGGATGTCTTCGTTCCCCATGTGAACGACGTCGACGTGTGCCAAGTCCAATCCATCGACGCGCTCGAGGAGGTCGCTCAACCCGTTGTCCTCGCCGAGATCGCTCTGGTTGGGATCACCCGTGATTATCAATTTCGTCCCGTACCCGACGCGCGTCAACAACATCTTCATCTGTTCTTTGGTCGCGTTTTGCATTTCGTCTGCGATGAGCCAGGTGTTCGTGAACGTCCGTCCTCGCATGAACCCGAGGGGTTCGACCGTCAGAAATCGATCGATCGTCGTTCGCGAGTACGTGCTGTCGAACACGTCGTACATTGGCATCGTGAACGGAAGCATCTTCTTCTCGAGATCTCCTGGTAAGTAACCAAGGTCGCGGTCGTCCGCTGGCACGATCGGTCGCGTGATGACTATGCGTCCTCGGTTGGTGCCGCCGACGAACGACAACGCCTCGCGACACGCGAGCATGGTTTTACCACACCCAGCGGGTCCGACGCCGATGACGATGGGTTTGGGCGATTGCAGGGCGAGAAGATATTTACACTGTCCGGCAGTCTGTGGAAAATGAGACATAAAAGAAAATGACATATTAAAAGTAAGGAAAGGCATGCACCTGTTCCACGCGATCCAGTTCAGGGTGACCAAAGGGTTCGTCACGATGAACGATCCCGAAGACAAACCGAGAATGTTGACGTTCAAGGACAAAGAGGTCGCCGAGAAATACGTCAACTATCTCGCGCGATTCCGGTCGACGCACGGCGAGTTCCCAGCGCTCGACCTGACGAAGAAGAACGTGTACATTCGAAGCAAGAAGAAAAAACGGGTCATGTCCGAAGAGACCATTCGACGCCACATCAACATCGTCGACCTGTACGAGTCCGATCTTGATTCAATCGCGCTCAAGTCGGGCATGTCCTTCTTTTATGTCCACACGTTCATGTATTCGCCGTCGAGTTCGCTCGAATCGGTGTCGGTTCGCGGACAAAACATAGACGGGACGGAAGACACGGAACTGTTGCGACAACATCTGGAGATGCGATTAAAAATAAAATGAGTACGGAAGACATGTGCGGGATCGTCTGTATCTTCGGGGATGACAGGCACGTCCCAGAGGGGTTGTTAACGCACAGAGGTCCGGACGAGTTCAAGTCTTCAAAGTTGGGAAAATGTCAGATTGATTATTACAGGCTCGCCATCAACGACTTGACTTCGTCGGGTATGCAACCTTTCGAATACAAGGACTCAATCATGTTTGCGTGTAACGGAGAGATTTACAACTACAAAGATCTTCAGGTGGGGGAAGAGACGAGTTCGAGCGATTGCGAACCAGTGATGCACGTCATTCGTCTGCTTGGTGTGAAGAATGCCCTGGATATGATCCGAGGAGATTTCGCGTTCGTGTACACCGACGGGTCTCACGTCATCGCGGCAAGAGATCCGGTGGGTGTGCGACCACTTTTTTACACGCGATACACAGACGGGTCGATTGCGTTCGCGTCAGAGGCGAAGGCGTTGATGTTTCTCGAAACCCCGATCTCAGTGTTCCCGCCTGGACACTTTTTTGATTCCACCATCGACGATTTCGTGTGTTACTACACCGCACACTGGAGAATCAACCTGAATGAACGATCGTTGCGGTCGTCGCCGTCGTCGCTTGATTTACAAAAGGTGTTTGAGACCGCGGTCAAAATCCGATTGAACATGAGTGACCGACCGAAAGGGTTTCTCCTGTCCGGTGGTCTGGACAGCAGTCTGGTGTGCGCGATCGCGCAGCGCATGTCGTCGAGACCCATACGAACGTTCTCGATCGGATTGCAAGGGAGTCCTGACGTCGAAGCCGCCAGGGTCGTCGCCGATTACATCGGAAGCAATCACACCGAGATCACATACACGATCGAGGAAGGTTTGGATGTCATACCCGACGTGATCCGAACGATCGAGAGTTGGGACACGACCACTGTCCGAGCGAGCGTGCCGAACTATCTGCTGTGTAAATACATCAGTGAAAACACTGACGTTCGGTATCTGTTCAGTGGTGAAGGGAGCGATGAGATTCTGGGTGGTTACTATTATTTCAAGTTCGCCTCGAGCGTGAGCGATTTCTCCATGGAAACCATGCGACGGCTTCGCCTCATTCACCAGTTCGACGGGCTTCGAGCGGACAGGTGCGCCGGTGCGTGGGGGTTGGACTTGGTCGTGCCCTTCCTCGATAAGGAATTCATCGAACTTTGTATGTCGATGCCACAAAAATTAAAAGTCACCAAGCTGGAGAAGGACGTTCTTCGTCGGGCGTTTCACGGGTACCTTCCAAACATGATTCTGTACAGGAACAAAGCGGCATTTTCCGACGCCGTCGGTGAAGAGTGGGTGTCTCGACTCCGAGAGTTGGGTGACAACATCTCGGACACGATGATGGATAACATACGACTCATGTGTCGAGGACAGAACGAGCCGAGGACGAAGGAAGAGGCGTTTTACCGAGAGATTTTTTGGTCATACTTTGGATCGAAGAACGATTCGTTGATTCGAGAGTACTGGCGACCTCGATGGACGACGCAGACCGATCCGAGCGCGCGTTTACTTATAGATAATGATCGAGTGTAAAATACAAAATGACAGAATTGGTCAAGAAATTCGATTGCAAGAATACTGAACAGGTGGAGTGGTTGAAATATTTCACCAACGCCATGGCGAAGGCGACATCAGGACACAACGCGGACGTCGACATCGTCGAGGCTATGAAAAAGAATCCTTTGGGTGTGGACGTGGAGATCCCCGCACTACCGTACATTCATTTCCAGTTGGCTATGAAATACACGACCGCGGTTCTCAACGGTGATGCGTGGATACCGGATAATTAAATGTTTGTATAATGAAATGTCCGATCAACCCAAAGAAAAAAAGTCCATGTCCACGGCAATCTTTGTCATAGTTTCCATACTCTCCTGTTTGTGTCTTTTGTTCACAGCACAAAAAATGAACCTTCCGGTTGCCCAAATTTTTTTGGCTACACAATAATAACATGAACCGTTGGGTCGTCATCGTCGCCCTCGTCCTCGTGCTCGCATTCCTGTGGAGCCGCACCAGGGAAGGATACTCAGTGCGCGACGACTGGAAGACTGATCGCATCGACTTTAACATCGCCCGCCGCGTCGCCGGATTCTTCGACAGGTGCTCGCCCGAAAACCTCGAAGACTGCAAGCGTGGACGCACCGGATTTGAAGGGTTGCCCATCGCTTAAAGATGAGCACACATGGTGAAAAGAAGAAGAGTGACGACGACATGCACGTGACGCGAACGTACGTCGTCAAAAAATTTTCAGAGATTCTCTCTCTTTCCGAGACCGACGCGACAGTCGTCAATCTCGAAAAGAACATCCTCAACCATGCCGTCGACAAGGTGAAGGAAGACGACGCCTCGTTCGAGAATGAATATTTCAAAAATCTGTACAAGAGTAAATTTCTGTCCGTCAAAAACAGTCTGTTGAAGAACGATGAACTGAGGGCGAAGATTCAAAAAAAGGTCATCAAATCATCGGATCTCGTCAATCTCAAACCTTGGGAAGCCCAGCCCGATGGTCCGTATGCGAAATCCATGGAGGATCGCATGCACAAAGAGCTTCGCAAGGAATGGTTCGCGAAGGAACAGAAAAACCAAACGGGGTTCTTCAAGTGTCGATGTGGTTCAGACAAAACCACATATCAGCAGGCGCAGACACGGTCGGCGGACGAACCGATGACCACGTTCGTGTCGTGTATGACGTGCGGGAAGAATTGGAAATGTTAGAAATGTTCCAGTGTCATGGTGTTGAGTCCGTGTAAGGTGTGTGTGAGATCGGTGGGCATGTCACCCGCGGATAACACGAAATTGTACCCGAGTTTCACCTTGAGTCGACCTTTGTCCTCGGCGTTGCAAAATCCCATCTCGTCGTAAGGGATGTCGAGCTCGCGCATCTGCTCAATCGTGTAGTCAATAACCTCTTGTAATCTAGGACGCGCCGTAATTAGTATGACTTTGTACCCGGACGATTTCGCATACATCAGGACGTCCAACATGGGTAACATGACCAATCCATTGCTCGCACGTATGAGGGTGTCGTCGATATCGAACATCACGGCATCGTTGGGACCGGGGTCGTACAGGTCGAGGTAATACATCCCCCAGTTCTTCAGCTCCTGCATTTAAAATAAGACGACATATTAATGGAATGCGAATCGAGACGCACACAGAGACTGCATCGGAGGATGATGCAAGTCACTCTGGGGACGTTCGTCCTGTGGAATTACATAGTATATCTTCGTGTCCGATATGCTACCAAAGATCGGGGGACGTCAGCCTTCGATGTGGACACGAACTTTGTGTAAGATGTCTGAAACGTTGGTCACACAACTGTCCCATGTGTCGAAGCGATGCGCACCTGGATTTCGTCGACGAGACGTTCGTGGAATCCTACGAGGAAAACCTGACGAAATTCAGAGCCCTGTCCGACGATTACGAGTGTCGACTCGGTGTGTTCGCGTGTGCGTCACGCGACGGGATGACCGTCATGCAGTACAAGAGTTAAAGAAAATATATGACTTTAATCTAATGGCACCTTATAATCCGCCACTCAATACACACTATTCGGAGATGGACATGTCCGATTATGACCCAGAGCTTGTCTACGATTTTATCGGCAAGAAGGGTCATCGAATGTATTGGCTGACGCGGTTCCTCGAACTGTCGTACTTGTGGTACGACGAGGCTCGTAAAAAGTTAGAAATATGGGGTCCGTTCTACACCCACCAGAACAAACAGAGCGAGCACGTCATCCGGTGCGAACTCGACCATTACTTTAGGAATCACGTGTTGTAATCACCAAACCCCATTCGATCGGAACGAATTTTTCGAGCATGACTCGCCACCCGTGTTCGTCGAACAGCGCCAACAACTCCTCCATCTCATCCGAAGGTCGACCAAAAATGTAATCGGAACACTGTTGCATGTTCATCGCCGGGTCTGACCACTGCACCGACAGGTACTCATCTCGAAACGTCTTCACGACGTACCCTTTCTCCTCTAAAATTTGGGTGAGCTCGTCACTGGCTGTCGTCATTTATTGTCTTCGTAGAAAAAACGTACGCAAGTATGCACCCAGTAGAAATCCCACGGCGTTCGTCACGTTTTCACCCACGCTGTAATGCCACGTATGCATGCAACTGTTTCGTATCCCCAACGCCCTGTCGATAAAATTCTCGTGTTTCGGTTCGCCCGCGTACACCTTTCTGTACCACAGTGGCGTGTCTTCCTGCTTCGGGGAAAGACATCCACCGATCCGTTGGACGACATCGGGTCGACTCGATAACCAATACTCGAACACCTCCCACGCGATACCGATGGATATCCAAAACCAAAATTGTTTCGGGTACAGCGCACCGAGGAGCATGTAAAAGAATAGGTGACCGTATTGAAACCCATATGCCTCCGTGCGATAACAGTCCGTGGTCATCTCGTCACACGGACACCGGCGACCGTACCTGATGAACCACAGAGTGAAAAGGAGGGGTATCATGTATTATTTTATGTGACGATTATATATACGATGTCACTAAGACTGGGTAGTCTTGAAAATAATTTCCGTAACGAGCGCGACTTGCATGCGTTCCAACAGGAACTCATCAACTATGAGAAGAGTCTGATAAACAAAAACAATAAGAGTATTCACGCCAAGGAGGCGGCTCCTGGAAGGAAGACCAACACGTTTCCGCGTATTCGTCGACGATACAACAAGTATGAGTCGAAACCTCCTTTGACCAAGGCTTACAATAACAACGGATCACCGAACCCAAACTTGACGATGGTGCGCGGACGATACGAGACGCAACGTCAGTGCTTGTACGTCCCTAAAAAATCGCTCATGCAAATGGCGAAAGATATGAAGATCCCACCCTACAAAGACGCTCGTCCGAATGATTTCGTAAAAGGCTCGAATCTGTGGAGGAAATATAGGACTGAGGACATTTGTGACATGATGCGCAAAAAATACGTCTCGAAACGTCGTACACCGATCAGAGGTATGACCGCGATCGATGATCCACGTTTGAGAGAGGTGAAACAATCACTCGAGTTTGTCGCCGCACGCGTGGGCGTTCCCACGGTGTCTAACGGGAAATCGAAATCAATTTTCAGACTGTCCAAGGATGTCGCCGAAAAATTGTCTAAGTAGAGATGGGCGCGCTAGAGATCGTACCACTGATGGTGGTGCTCGGAGTCATCGGCGCCTTCGTGTTCTTGGCGATGTTCTTGATCGCACTAGACACGCCACCGGAGGACATCAAGTCCACGATACCAACGATCAACACGAATTGTTGAAGCATGACGAGGAACTTCGCACGCGGGCTGGACGGGCTGATGTCTCCGAAGCCGACAGAGCTCTGCACGGTGGTGCTAAAGTAGAGAGCATCCAACGGCGTCGACGTGTTGGAGAGACCCGTGAAATCGGAACCTCCGGTACGCGCGAGCAAAAAGTACAGGACAGCGAAGACGATGATCGCGACCAGGTTGAGGCTGATGGTTCTTCCGAGAGACGCCATGGTTTATATATCAATACACAGAAATTCTTTTTACATGTGTGACCGACACATCTAAAAAGAACTCGTACCTCTCGCGCCGGGTTTCGATCCCGGTACTTCCAGATTAACAGTCTGACACTCTACCGATTGAGTTACGCGAGACTATGTAGCTCCCGCCTGGGATCGAACCAGGGGTGATGGATTCAAAGTCCATAGTGTTACCACTACACCACGAGAGCCTACACCACTGACATGGAAAACATTTTTGCAATTTTCACGCACGCGTCATTAGCGAACTTTGTTCCAATCACCCCGAATTTCCCTGGAAAGTTTGTCAATCTTGTCACCAAGTTTCTGTGCCTTCTTAATGTCAAACTTCTTGTACGCCTCCGACTGCTGGTCGAACAACTTGTTCAGTTTTTCCTGCTTCTTCCCGGTGCGAGCGAACGTGCGGTTGAGCTGGGTTTGCCTTTCCTTGAGTTGATACAACCGAAGGAGATCATAAACTAATATAATGTTTCAAGGTGTGGAATTGATTTTGTAAAAGACAGCTCCGGCTATCGTCGCTAGTATACATGCCATGCAACACGCGGTGCACCAGCCATTTTCAGGGCGAGGTTTATTTTCGTTCCAGTCAGTCATCTTGTAACCTTCTATTTTTTTGTGAGAGTAAAGTAGTAGACATGAGTGGTGTCGCGTTAGTGCTCTCCACCATCATCGCGTTATTCATCTACCTGTTCCTACCGGACACCCGACCGGTGACATCAAACACGGTGTGGACGTATTGGCACAGTCCGTCTTTCTTACAACCAAAGATTGTTCAAAGATGCATTCGTAACTGGCGAAACGTCGGGAAGGTCAAAGACATTCGCGTGCTCAACGCGCTCACGGTACACAAATACGTTCCGTGGGGAACGCTTTCCTACTTTTCCTCGATCACATCGTGTGAAGCACACAAGAGCGACCTGATCCGTTTTTACCTATTGGACAAGTACGGGGGTGTGTGGATCGACGCGAGTGTGTTCTGTAATCGACCACTCGACTGGCTCCCGGATGGATTTTTCTGTTTCCGTGCCGATCGATTCAGTAAGGAAGGCGTGGTCTGTCTCGAAAATTTCTTCATCAAGTCCCCGAAAGGTCACCCGTTCGTGAAGACGTGGATGGAACAGACCATCAAGGAATTCACCGACGAAGACTACAAGACCACCAACGAAAAATACAGACGAATCATCGGACACAATGGTGACTACCTCGTCCCGTACGTCGCGAGCATGAAGCTGGACAAACCTCCGGATCTCACGATCCACAGCGCGGAGGAAGATCCCTACTACGATACCGTGCGCGAAAATTGGGATCCACAAAAGGTGTGCAACACGATCAGTTACACGACTAAACTCGTCAAATTGTGGAACGCGTCGAGGAACGCGTGTGCACCCACGGTCGTACCCCTGGCGGACACCGGCGCGTACACCCCCAAAGGCATCTATCGAAGATTCAAACACAAATTCAAACCCGTCGGTGACAACGCCTCGAACGAGGTCGACATGATTTACTGCATCTGCATGCCCTCTCGAGTGGACTACGCGAGCGAACAGTTGAAGGCGTTCGGTCAAAAGTACAAATTGTTGGACGCGATCAAACCGGACGACCTGACGCCTGACGACTACCGAAACCTCTCGCAGACGTTTAACCCCCTGAACAAACACTTGTACAAACAGATGACCAAACTGTGCGTGTGTCTGTCCTTCTTCATGTGCTACTACGACGCGTACAACAACGGATTCGAGACCATCTTGATCGTCGAGGACGACATCAAGTATCAAGTGTCCATCGCACAAATTTTCGAGGCGATCAGACAATTCAAGACGACCGAAGGTCAGATCATGTTCCTCGGGTACTGTTGGTCGAACTGCGAGAAACCGTTCACCCAACTCACCGAACACGTGTGGCGCGCACCGAAGGACGCGCAGCTCCTGTGCAATCACGCGTTGGTCTGCAAAAAGGCGTTCCTCGAGCGTTACATGCAGCGCGAAAACGTCGTGTATTGGAAACACAGGAACGACCACACCCTATCCGACTGGCTCACGGAAACCGACACGTTCAAGTGTGTGACGACCAAGGCGTTCATCAACCAAAACCGAGCCGAACTCGGGAGCAACAACGGGAACTACGACCTCGGTGGAAAGGCGTGTGATTTTTCCTCTCCGCATAGAGTAGTATGATCGCGCTGCAGATCGGTGTGACTTTGCTCGTCGTCGCCATCATCGTCGTCCTTCGGCGTCGAACGCGGTTGGCATATCAACCCTACCTGTTGACATTACCAGACTCGAAGACGCGTCACGCACAGTTTTTCAAGAGATACGATCAACACGGCATCCCGATCGACGTCGTGTATGGGGTGGACACGAAGAAGATTGAAAACGCGCGAAAGTTCGAACGCCAAGTCGACAGTCGATACATGAAGAAAGCGGTGGAGTTGCACTACAACCACACCGAGCGTCGACCGAACATCACGTTCTTCAACCTGGGTGCGATCGGCGCGATGCAAGGACACCTTTCCGTGTTCGAGCGAGCGCGTCGACAGGGCGTGAAATATGCTTTAGTCCTCGAGGACAACGTGATGGTTAACGACTCGTCGTTTTTTGGTGAGGTTCAAAGGACGATCGAGACGCTCGGTGATGATTTCGAAATGGTTTTCTTTCACTGCCTTTCACGATTCCCAGACCAAGAAGGACACAGACCGGGATTTGAAAAACTCCGATGGATCAGTTCTATGAAATGTTACCTTATGCACGTCCCTAATATGGAACGCTATGTTTCCACATATCTTCCACAAGACAATCACATCGATCACAAGGTCGAAGATTTGATTGCCGAAGGTGCTCGCGTGTTTTATCGAGACCTGAGGGAGCATATAGAAATTAATAGGTCTACACATTCTACAATAGGTCATTCAGAACACGGTGACCCGGACTTTTTTTCCCGCCAATTTCCGGACACCAGTGCGCGCGAACTCGTAGGTGGGTTCTAGGACGATTCGTGATTCGTCACTGCATAGACAGACAAAAAATTCCTTCTTCCGTTTTCTAAAAAACTCAAGCGACGCACACACCCGAAGGGTCGACGCGACACAACAGGACGCACTGCGCGCAACGCACCTGCTCCGACAAAACACTCACTCTCACTCGCAAGAACGATGCCATCATTCATTCCTCCGAAGGAGTTCAGAAACTTATGCATTCACCACGAGACGAAGACGATCTCGACCATCATGGCTGAACACGTCGACAACGAAGACGAAACTAACTTGTTCGTCCTCCCGGACGCCCAGCGTGACCCGACGAAGGGTTGGAGCGAGAGACAGCGTCAAGAGTACATCGAATCTCTTCGATGCAACCTCACGAGTGATCAAAACTGGCTCATCAACGTGGTCAGCGCGACGGACACGTACGAACTCCTCGACGCTGGGCACCGGCTGGAGACGGTCAAAATGTTTGACCGGTCGGAGATTCCCGCCCTCGATGGTCGATATTTGAAAGATATGAGCAAGAAAGAGGTATCATATTGGAAGCACAAGATTGGTATCAAACTCTGTTTCTACCACGACCTGACTGCGGAACACAAGCAGGTGCTCTTCAACAGACGTAATCAAGGTCTCAGTATGTGTGACGGTGAGCAGCTCAACTCCAGACTATTCACGTCGACGTTTATGAAATATCTCAAACACGATGTGTTGCCTCGATACCAGACGCCGCTCGCACGCGTGTCCAGTGGTTCGAACGAACGCGAAAAGGAATTGTTCACGCTCTTCCGATTGGTCAACCGAATTCTCAACCCTGGGACGACGGCAAAGTCGAACAAGGAGTTGGTCGAGAAGGCACTCCCCGAGTGTGAACGAATCATCGAATTACCATCGTGGAAAACCAACAAGAAAAACGATGTCATCACGTTTTTGGATACACTCTTTGATATGTTTGAAGGGCGATTGCACTACAATATGGAAGTCATGAAAAAACGCTCATCGGAAGGTAAAAAAGATATCAAGGACAAAACCCTGTATTCCATCACGGAGTTATACACCGTGCTCGAGTGGTTGATGAACGATTTCAAACCCCTTTCCGAATTCCTCAACATGGACACCACCGCACACAAAACCATCTTCAAGCGTGCCGTCAAGGAGTTCTTGCTCATCGGGTGGAAGGGTCTCAATACCGAAGACAAGACTGTGTGGTGTGAGAAATGGTCACACGGCACCGATTGTGGACGCAACGTCGATCACTCGATCAAGAAGACCGGTGCATTTTACGAATGGCTCGATGAGAACTTTTCACGTTTGATTCAAAATCACGTGGACAAGGGTCGCAAAAATCTGACCCCGAAAAAACGTCCGTCCTACCGCCTTTAAAGATATTTTAGTCTCCGACGCGCGAAAGTCATGCAATAAGTAAACCACTCAACACATGCCGACGCTCGACCTCGATGCGATATGCAACCCACCGCCGACGGAAGGGTACAAGTTCGTACCTCAGCCGATCTATCGCTTCGACGACTACATCGCACTCTACGAGCGACACTGTAAGGCGGTCGGGTACCCGTTCGACCCGTCGCGCTTCGACCCAAAGCTGTACAAGTACGTACCACCGGAGCAAACGGTCAGTTCGGTCAAATACCCGTTTTCCTCGCACATCTCCGACAGGATCCATGTACACCTCGAGGTCGAAGAAGAGACAGAAAGAATCAGCATTGTCGTGAACACCGCCCTTCACGACCTCTACGAGAAATATTGGTCGAAGAACGAGCAGCCACCGCTGAACGAACTTGTCGTCGCGTTCAAAAAGCTTGGTGCCGATGATACATTTTTGAAAAAAATCATCAAACGGCACGATAAAATTCGGTCTGTCTGTAAAAAATTTGACATCGACAAGGCGTTCAAACCGAAATCGAAACCGAAGAATTCGAAGAAGAAGAAAGAGGAAGTACCGCCTCCAGACGAATTCGAAGAAGACCACGAAGAAGAGGAGGAAGAGGAAGAGTTCGAAGGTATGGATGTGGAAGAAATCGAGGACGATGAGGACGATCAGGGTGATGAGGAATTCATAGAAGAGATGGATGAAGACTAATTTCCTGTTGTAACATTAAGGATGTTCAGTACCTACGTGATCAACATGGAGGCTCAGCCCAAGAGGTTTGAGACTCAGAGACACTATCTCCGCGAGACCGGAATCGACCCCGTCCGCGTGCACGGGTACGCGTACGACGAAATCCCGAAATGCGAACTCGAACGTTTCTTCAAACCTCACGCCCGAGTGGTGATGCCCAAGAGTAACATCGGGTGTTGCTATTCGCACCTCAAAGCGCTCGAACACTTTCTCTTGAATGGGATCACCCCGGTCGCCTTGATTCTGGAAGACGACGCCTACCCACTCTTCATCGATCGACGATACCTGGAAGACAAGCTCCGAAACGGGAAGATCGATTGGGATTTCCTCTTCCTCCACTGTGACGGGTTCTGTCCGGAAGGTGGTGGGAAACCGGGTCGACTGTCCGCCTCCGCAGCGGCGTATTTCGTCACCCGCGACGGCGCGCGCAAGGCGCTCTTGCACAAGTACTCCGACCATTTCGACATGGACTCTTCCAGGATTCCGGGTGTGCGAAAGATGATTGACGGGGAGAATGCGTTCTGGACGGACGAAGATAACGTCATGACATCCGAGAAGAGTACGAACAGGAACACCCGACGGTGTCCAGATGCTCTCGCGAATATCAAAGGGAACAGGGGTGAGAAAAATCTGTGTCACGCGTTCGCGTACAGACTGATTCGCCTCGGACCTATCACGTTGGACACATTCCACGTCCTCGTGCTCGTCGGGTTAGGTACTCTCACACTCACACTTAAAAATCAGTGACGTGTCTTTAGCACCATGGAATTCATTCGTAAGAGGTTAGATTTGGGTAGAAGCAAGTACGGACACGGGGTCCGTACCCGAGACAATCCGCAGACGTGGGGAACGGACAAGGACAGTTGGTACGAGATGGCGGAGGAAGAATTCGCCGACGGCGTCGTGTACATCTGCGCCGATTACATTCGAAAGTTTGAAACGCCCAACGAGGAGGGTGACGATAACCAACGCATTCTCCAACTACTCGAGTCACCCTCGCTCATGGTGAAGAGTGACGAACATCGACGAAAAGTTGAGACGTTGATGAATTTAATTTCTGTATAATTAATACTACAATGGTGAAAAACCTTCTGTCACCTATCACCGGTCCGACGGAGTCGCTCATCAAGGCGCAGCCGATTTTGTTCACCCTCATCATTCTCTACCAAGGGTTGTTCTCAGGCAACGCCATCTCCGTTCCAAAAAAATTGAAGACTATGTTCGACAGTCGACTCTTCAGATACGTGTCTCTTCTCGCGATCGCGTTCAGCGCGACGCAAGACATCGAGTACGCCATCATCTCGACCTTTCTGTTTTTGACGATTATGTATGTCATCAAGACTCCGGAGGAACGCAAAAAGAGTGGTTTTATTTAATAGCGGTTGGTGTACCGTTTTCTTGTCCCTCCACATAGGTAATCATTTCCAAAGGGTTTGGGGGGATTAAGTATGGGTGCGGAGCAAGCTAGGCAAAATCAGACTGAGTTAGCGGTTTGGATTACATTATATATCAAGCTAGGCAAAAACAGACTCAATGTATTTAGTAACGGGCATATTGTTCAGAGTCAATACTGTATGCTCTGTATCGCGGATGAGTATACTTTTTATCAAACTTCCACATGGACCCTGTTACAGAATTCGGTAGAAACATATTGGTACCATTATTGGTACCAACTGCCTTATGTCTGGTGATGAATGAGTCTACACAGTCTTCAGGATCCAGCAGCTCGAATATGAGTTCCTTGTGCCCCCTTCTAATGATTTTAAGGGATTGAAACGCATCTCGGAGAGCTGACTCGACGCCGTCACGGCGAACCTCTGCTTCGTGATTTAGTTTTTCTTTCAAACTTCGAACAAAATCAATCGCAGAAGATTGAGGCCGGTCAAGACACCCGAATATACTGCACTCTCCATCATACATGTTTGGGTTACCAACACAGTCATGGATCATAACGATAGACTCGTCGTCGACATCACCAGTCCAAGTGTCTGCTACCATAAATTTTCTACAATGTTTGCAAGCCGGTGGTTGTTTCTTCGAAGCACAGTGAATGCACGCTGAAGGGTCTGAATTCGATCTCTGGAGACTCTCTTCGAACGAAAAGAAGCAGTACCGACACATACAATCAATTGTCTTTTCCGGTTTGATGTAGGTGTGCGTTCGGATCGGCTCAAATTGCTTGAGAGCGTCTGGCACACGTTCCAAAACATACCACTTTCGCTTGTCCGCATCCCACCGAGCACCGTGGCTCTTCGCAAAGTCTTTGTCACGGTAATTGACGTCAAGATAAATCCTTTTTTTATCAGTTTTACCGGAACGTTTGTAATAGACATCCACCTCTCTCACACAGTCTCTCGCCCAGTGCCCCTTGTTGCCACATTTTTTACACGTGTCGTTCGCGCGTGAGGTCATTTTCATTTTTATGCGTCGAGTTGTGGCGTTGACTTGACCTCCACTCACGCTTTTCATTACAGGTCGAATTTGAAATTTCAAGTTTTTGAATTTTCCCGCCCAAAAAGAAAGATTCGCCCACGGGACGCGCATCCTCAGAATCGCGCGCGCCATGGTACGAACACCCGAGCGCCCGACACGACGCGGGACGCCGTGGACAATCGAAGAGCACAATGCCTTCCTCAAAGGTCTCCGACATTTCGGCAAGGGTCGATGGAAAGACATCTCGATCCATTTCGTCCCTTCGCGCACGTGCACGCAGATAGCCTCCCATGCACAAAAATATTTTCGACGCATGGAAGCGTGTCCGGGTAAGAAGCGCAAGAGCGTGTTCGACATCCCACTCGACGAAGGATCCGGTGAAAGCCCGTGCGTGACGCCACCGCAGGACGTGTCCGACGTGGAAGACGTCGTCGCTCAAGGTGCACCGGATACGCGATACGTCCCCATCAAACCCAAGCCTATCCGTCCAGCGCTGGCGCTTCCGCAATTCGAAAATATGGCGCACTTGCTCTTATACCATTATTGTTTATTAACATCGCGACGTACATTACAAGCACGCTACCCATTGTATTCAGAACATTAAGGAAATTTATGTCTCACACCTATCGATGCGCCTAATTTGAAAAAATTCAATACCCGACTACATTACCAACATGCTGGCTGCAATTTGGTCTGACTTAGACAAACTCTTATCACAACAACGCGAAAACGAAAAGCCGGCACAACAAAACTTGGTGAAGAATTTTTGTGTGGAATGTCACGGGGTCAAGGTGATTTCCCCGGAGGGATTGCCCACGTGTTCGATGTGTGGGTTGGTGGAAGACTCGTACATCGATCAGAGTCCAGAGTGGACGAGCGGGCTCACGGACGACGGTCGGGTATCGGATCCTAGTCGATGCATTCACCCGAACGCGAACCCTGATTTGTTCAGTGCGTCGTGGGGAAAGTCGACGGTCATGTCGACGACGTCCAAGAAGGTGTCGAGATACGAAAATCGACGCCTTTCTCGAATCAATCTACACATGAGCATGAACCACAAGGATCGCACACTCTACCACGCGTACAAAGAGATCGACGAGGCGTGTCACTTACACCTGCCGGACAACATTCTCTCGGACGCGAAGCGATTCTACAAGTTTTTCACCCAACAAAAGCTCACGAGGGGTGGGGTCAGGAAGGGT